TTAATTCTTTAAAAGAATGTTTAGGTCACTATATGAATGAAGTCCATATTATTATGGAACCTACGGTAATGAAGTATGGTTCTTTGGATATGGGGTTAATACCTTGGATATGTCATGATAATTATGAACAATGCATGAACTTTATTAGAGATTGTAAAGCAGATTGGATTGGTGCACATTTAGAATTAAATGGATTTGAAATGATGAGAGGTTTAACTAATACACATGGTATGGACCCAGGATTATTTAAAAGATTTGAAATGGTTTTAACAGGTCATTATCATGTAGGTTCTAAAAAAGATAACATTTGGTATCTAGGTAGTCAAATGGAATTTTACTGGTCAGATGCACATGATCCAAAATATTTTCATATACTTGACACTGAAACAAGACAAATAGAAAAAATACTAAATCCAAACACGCTTTTTGAAAAAGTATTATATGATGATGAAAAGATTGACTATACTAATTATAAAAAAGATTTTACAAAAAAGTTTGTAAAAGTAGTAGTGATGAATAAAAAAGATCCATTTGTTTTTGATAGATTTATTGATACAATACAAAATCAAGATATTTATGAATTAAAGATTGCAGAAAACTTTAATGAATTTATTGGTGCTAATGTAGATGATAATGAAATAAATTTTGAAGATACAACTAAAATAGTTGATTCGTATATTGATGGAGTTGATACAGATTTGGATAAAGATATAATTAAAGTTCAGATGCGTGAACTTATGACTGAGGCACAAGCACTAGAGATAGCATGATAAAATTTAAAAGTATTTGTTATAAAAATTTCTTATCTTCCGGCAATACTAAAACAACTATAGATTTAAATCAATACAAATCTACACTGGTTGTTGGCCATAATGGCGCAGGTAAATCCACTATGTTAGATGCAGTATCCTTTGCATTATTTGGTAAACCACATCGTAAGATAAGTAAAAGTCAATTAGTTAATTCAATAAATCAAAAACAATGTGAAGTTACTATTGATTTTGATATTGGCCAATCACATTTCAAAATAATTAGAGGAATTAAACCTAATGTTTTTGAAATATGGAAAGATGGTGTAATGATTAATCAATCATCACACGCTATGGAATACCAGAAGATTCTCGAACAAAATATTCTGAAACTCAATCATAAGAGTTTCCATCAGGTCGTTGTATTAGGTTCTTCCTCCTTCATACCTTTTATGCAACTCAATGCTGGACACCGTAGGGATGTTATCGAAGATCTTCTGGACATCAATATTTTCTCTAAGATGAATGTTATATTGAAAGAAAAGAATAGTGTATTAAAAGATAGGTTATCAAAAACAAATCATAATATTGATATTATTAAAAATAAAATAGAACAGCAATCAAAATACATTAGAGATATTGCAGCATTAACTACAGAAAATAAAAAGAAGTATGAAAAGCAAATAAAAAATGCAGAAAATAAAATGCAACAATTGCAAGAACAAAACAATAAATTAAGTGAAGAATTAGAAAATAAAGGTAATTTAGATTTAACTGAACTTCAAGAAAAAAAGAATAATGTAATAGCTTTTAGAGCAGAACAAAAACAAGAATTAAAAACAATTGCAAAAAGAGGTTTATTTCTAGAAAATAATGATGAATGTCCTACATGTGAACAACCAATACAAGATAAAGATAAGTTAGTCTTTGAAACTAAAAATCAAGCTTATCAAATTGAAACAACATTAAGAATGGTTGAAGATAATTTTAAAGAAGTTGAAAACGAAATAAAAGCATTACAAGAAGTTATATCTTCAGTAAACGAAAAAACTAACATCATTAACTCAAACAATAGAGAAATATCATCTCTGAATCAAAGTAATAAAGATTTAAAGTCATATCTTGAAGAAGAAGTGTCGGCAGACTTAACAGAGGCTCGCACTGAACTAGAAAAGTTAACAACAAACAAAGAGAACTTACTTGAAGAAAAGTTAAAAGTAAATGAACAGTTTAATTATAATGGCGTCATTGCAGAAATGTTAAGAGACACTGGAATTAAAACTAAAATAATAAAACAATATTTACCTGCTATTAATAAACTTGTTAATCAGTATCTTCAAGTTCTAGATTTTTTCGTTCATTTCAACTTAGATGAAAATTTCAATGAAACTATAAGATCACGGCACAGAGATGATTTTACATATGATTCATTTAGTGAAGGTGAAAAACAAAGAATAGATTTATCTTTATTATTTACATGGCGTCAAATAGCTAAAATGAAAAATTCAGTAGCTACTAACTTATTAATATTAGATGAAACTTTTGACTCATCACTAGATCATGATGGCATAGAAAACTTATTAAAAATATTACATACGTTAGATGATGATACAAATACATTCATTATATCTCATAAAGGTGATATTCTTGATGGAAAATTTCAATCAAAGATTGAATTTATAAAAGATAAAAATTTTTCTAAGATAAAAGTATAATGATTTACTTTTATAAAAAACTGTGGTATAATATAACTATAATTAAAAAGGAAGGTTTATTATGGAATTAAGTGAAAATACTCTAAATATACTCAGAAACTTTTCAGGTATTAATCAAAACATGTTGATTAAACAAGGATCTGCAATTAAAACAATTAGTGAAGCAAGAAACGTTGTAGCTAAAGCAGATGTTGCCGAAGAGTTTTCAAAAGATTTTGGCATATACGATCTAAATGAATTTATCGGTGTTATGTCATTAGTAGATAATCCAAGTTTGAAATTTGAAAATGATTATGTAATTGTTTCGGATTCAACTGGCAGATCAAATGTTAAATATTTTTATGCTGCAGAAGAAACATTAACTGCACCGTCTAAAGATGTTAATATGCCTGAACCTGATGTAAAGTTTACATTAGATAATGATACGTTAAATAGATTAAAAAAGGCTGCATCAACTTTAGGTCATAACGAATTATCAATTAAAGCTAAAGACGGCGTTTTAAGTCTTTCAATATTGGAAAATCAAAATTCAACTTCTAATACTTTTTCTATTGATATAGATGGTGAGTTTAAAGAAGATGCTGTATTTAACTTTGTTATAAATATTTCGAACATCAAGATTCTCCCTGGAGATTATGATGTTGAGATATCTTCTAAACTAATAACGCAATTCAAACATAAAGGTTTAAATGTTGTGTATTGGATTGCACTTGAAAAGTCATCAACTTATGGAGCTTAATATGACAGAAAATAACGACAAACTTCAAGATTTATCTAATAAGGCAGCTAGAAGCATGATAGCAGTTGTAGATGCTATGTGCCAAAGAGGCGCTTTTAAAGGTGAAGAATTAACAACCATCGGTCTTCTTAGAGATCAATGTGTACAGATTGTTCAATTGTGCGAACAGATTCAACAGGATAAAGCTATGGAATCTGGTCCAGCAGAAATAAAAGAAGAAAAGAAGTAATGTCAAACGATTTCCTTTGGGTTGAGAAATATAGACCGGCTAATATAAAAGATGCTATTTTACCTGAGTCTTTGAAACAAACCTTCCAAAAGGTGGTTGACAGTGGTGAACTCCCTAATATGCTATTCACTGGCACCGCCGGCTTAGGTAAGACTACCGTAGCTCGAGCTCTATGCAATGAGCTCGGCTGCGATTATATTTTAATTAACGGTTCTGAAGAAGGAAATATTGACACACTAAGAACTAAAATAAAACAATTTGCTTCTTCGGTTTCATTGCAAGGTGGCTATAAAGTAGTTATTTTAGATGAAGCTGATTATTTAAATCCACAATCAACACAACCAGCACTGCGTGGATTTATAGAAGAGTTCTCAAATAATTGTAGGTTTATACTAACTTGTAATTTTAAAAATCGTATCATTGAACCATTACACTCTCGTTGTGGAGTATATGAATTTAATACTTCAAAAAAAGATATGGCAGAGCTATGTCAGTGTTTTATGGTAAGATGTCAAACAATTTTAATTAAAGAAAATATTGAATATGATGATAAGGCAATTGCTGAACTTATAATGAAGTTTGCACCTGATTGGCGTAG